TACAACTGGTGTTGGCAATACGTCTTTAGGTTACCAAGCGGGTACAGCATTAACAACCGGCGGCAATAATTTAATCCTTGGTAATACCGCAGCAGCATCTAGCACAACCGTCAGCAACGAAATTACGTTAGGCAATAGTTCAATTACGACTTTTAGAATACCAGGACTTACAATTACCGCTGGCGCTAAGTACATGAACTTTGGTTCATCTACCGTTGCTTTATTACCCGCAGCAGCAACAGCAGGGCTTGGTGCAATGGCGTTTGTGACTGACGCATTAGCACCTGCATTTGGATCAACAGTTGTAGGTGGTGGGGCGGTTGCCTCACCTGTTTATAGTGATGGCACAAACTGGAAAGTGGGTTAAAAAATGAAAACTTGGACTATACAATCGTTAGAAACGCTTAACGTACCTGAAAAAGATACAGTCGTTCGATCAGCTTTTGCAATCTCAGAGAGCGGCGAGGCGGTCTATTACACCGTCAATCTGTTACCACCAGACGCTGCAAACTTTACGCCATACGCTGACATTACCCAAGAGCAAGCAATCCAATGGACACAAGACGCTATCGGTCAAGATGTGATCGGTCAGATGTATCAAGCGTTGGATAACTTGATTGCTCAAGCAGCGATCCCTGCGCCACAGCCTACACCGTTGCCGTGGGATGATTGATGTTTGGGTTTGCAGCGTTTGCTGTTTTACCGTTTACAACCGTACCGATTGTTACGGTCAATCCTGTTATTACAGACTTTCACGATGGCGGCGAACGCAGAAAACGGGAACAAGACGAACGTAAAAAGTTTGCTGTCAAACAAGCAGCAAAACGTAAAGAAATACTCAATCTGTTTGAACAAATTGTAGAAGGTAAGCCGCAAATTGCAGAACAAATTGCCGAACCGTTTGTAGTTACGCAAGCTACGGCACAATCACCAGCGGTTATTGATTACGACGCAATGTTGTTTAGCTTGGATCGAGTAAACCAAATTTACAGCACAATGATTGATATGGACGATGAGGACGTTTTGTTACTGATATGAAGAAAACTTACATTTACGTCAATGGTGAACTGGTTGAAAAAGGCTCAAAAGAGCATTACGACAGCCTTGGGCCAATGGTCATGCCAGACCTTGCCCCTTACAAATCCATGATCGACGGGTCGATGATTACGAGCCGGTCTATCCATCGTGACCATTTGCGGCAGCATGGTTGCATTGAAGTCGGCAACGAAAAGATGGAAACCAAGTTGCCACCGCCTAAAGACACAAGACGGGAAGTCATGCGCCAACAGCTGGGCAACATGACGCACAGTCAAGCCAATCAGATTCTTTCACAACTACGTCGTAAATTTACCTAAAGGGGTATGCAATTGGAAAATCCTGAATTAGACCGTCGAGAGTTACTGTCACAGCAGTTCGACGAAGTTCAGAATGAAGCACCCGTCGAGGCAGTAAGGACTCAGCCCGAACCCGATCTAGAAGCGCCAGAGCCACCAGTTTGGGAACGCCCACCAGCATCGTGGAAGAAGGATTATCACGAAGCGTGGAATACCGCCGATCCAAAACTAAAGGAATACGCTTGGACTCGGGAAGAAGAAATGAAGGCAGGTGTTCAGCCTTTATTGTCAAAAGCTCAATTTGCTGACCAAATGCAGCAAGCGATTGAGCCGTACATGAACAATATTCGTGGACTTGGCATTGAAGCACCACAGGCAGTCAAAGCCTTGATGGAGGCTGATAACGTCTTGCGCCACGGATCGCCACAGCAAAAACAAGCCTATTTTGCACAATTAGCGCAGCAATATGGCATCAATATGGGTGAGACTCAGTTTCAGCCTACCGATCCCAACTTTTACGCTATTCAAAATGAGCTTGCACAAGTCCGTGGAGAGGTGCTAAATTGGAAACAACAGCAGGAAACTGCTCAGAATCAAGCACTTTTGAGTGAAATCAACCAATTTCAAGCAAAAGCGGAGTATTTTGAAGAAGCACGACCAACCATGATCCAGTTGCTCAACAGCGGCGTGGCGAAGGATTTGGATGATGCTTATCAGAAAGCAATACGCCTAGATAACGACCTGTTTACGAAACATCAGCAAGCCTCACAGGGCGCAGCAGATCAGGCTAAACGGGATGCATCGAACAGGGCAGCGAAAGCGGCTCGGGCGGCAGCGGTCAGCGTTAAGTCCTCCACACCAGGAGCGGCCACGGCAACCAAAGCGCAAGATAGGCGTTCGATGTTGTCAGAGCAATTTGACAACGCCATAAACGAGCGTTTTTGATAACCTAATCGGAGATTACTATGGCATTTGCCAATAGCTCGATCAGCGACATCATTGCGACTAACATCCAAAGCCGCACAGGTGAACTTGCTGATAACGTCACAAATAACAACGCTCTATTGCGCCGCTTGAAAGAACGTGGCAACGTAAAGACGTTTTCTGGCGGTAACGTGATTTTGCAAGAGATCATGTATAACGATTCAACAACTAACAACACGAACAGCTATTCAGGCTATGAAGTGTTGAACGTCAGCCAAAACAGTCCTATTTCAGCTGCTCAGTTTTCGATTACCCAATACGCATCGGCAGTATCGATCAGCGGTTTGGAGATGATTCAGAACAGCGGTAAAGAAGCAATCATCGACTTGCTCGACGGTCGTATGGACGTAGCTGAAGCTCAGTTGGCTAACCGTATCTCGGGTGACATTTACTTGGACGGCACTGGTAACTCAGGCAAAAACATCACCGGACTCGGTGCTGCAATTCCTGACGCACCAACAACCGGCACTTACGGCGGCATTAACCGTGCGACTTTCACATTTTGGCAATCTGTTGCCTACTCAGGCGTGACCAACGGCGGCTCTGCTGTTTCAGCATCGAACATCCAATCATATATGGATGCTCTAGCTGTTCAGTTGATTCGTGGAACTGACAAGCCTGATCTGATCGTTTGCGACAACAACTATTACAAATTGTATTTGCAATCGTTGCAGTCGATCCAACGCATCACAGACGGTGGCAATTCGTCAGCTGGCGCTGGTTTCGCATCGTTGAAATACTACGGCGCAGGTATGGCATCTGATGTGGTTCTGGACGGTGGTATCGGTTCAGCCGCAACAGCAAACCATATGTGGTTCTTGAACACGAAATACATCATGTTCCGTCCACACGCTGATCGTAATTTCGTGCCAATCGGCGGCGAGCGTCAAGCAGTTAACCAAGACGCTATCGTTAAGCTCATCGGATTTGCCGGCAACCTCACATCTTCAGGCCCGCAATTCTGCGGCGTTCTGATCGCTTAAGGAAAACCATCATGGCATATACATTCGACGAACCCCGCGCAGGACTCCTGCAAATTGCTCAAACGGATTCTGGTATTACTACAGCAGGCGGCACGACCATCCCAACGCCCCCAGCTGTTCTCGGTACTATCGTTCGTGCATTTGACCCAACCTACGGCGAGGGTGAGTTTATCCTGTTGCTAGGCGTGGCATCAACTGTTGTGGGTTCTGTAGTTAAGTACAACGCAACGACTTACCAGACTGCGCTGATTACTAATACCGCTAATCAAGCTGTGCCAATTGCTGTCGCTATGGCAGCAACTACGGCTGGTCTGTACGGTTGGTATCAAATCGCAGGCAATGCGGTCATTAAAAAGACTGCTGTTACCGTCACACCTCAAGTCACTTTGTTTCTGTCTGCCACCGCAGGCCGTGTCAAAGTCTTGGCGAGTGCTGGTTTGCAATTGGTCGCTGCACGTTCGGCAAACTTGACCACCGTCACTTCTACGACTTCAACAGTCACCGTGACGATTAACCGTCCACATCTACAGTCACAAATCACTTAATGATTGAAGCTGTACTTGATGTGGTTGGAAACACAGAGCCTGACGTTTTGTTGGGCAATGTGCAGCGATCCGTAAAAAGGTCGCTGCCTTGGTTTGATTTTGACGAGTCACGCCAAGGCAGCGTTTGCCTTGTTGGTGGCGGGCCAAGTCTGGTTGACACGATTGACCAGTTAAAAGTCCGTCATCAAAACGGCTCTAAAGTTTGGGCAATGAACGGTTCTTACGATTATTTGCAAAGCCAAGGCATGACACCTGACGCAATGGTCATGCTTGACGCTCGATCAGAAAATGTAAGATTTGTTCAAAATCCACAGCAATCGACTACGTTTTACATTGCAAGCCAATGCGATGATTCAGTATTTGATGCGTTAAAAGGTTATAAAGTGGTGTTGGTGCATGCCAATACGCCAGGCGTGTATGAGTTGCTTGAGCATGAAAAGACTCAACCAGTTCATCTAATGGGTGGGTTTACAACGGTTGGCATTTTGTCGTTAATATTGGCTAAATTAAAAGGTTTTAAGCGTATTTTTTTGTTTGGCATGGATTCAAGCTATCGAAATGGCGAACATCATGCTTATAAACAAGAAAGCAATGACCACGATAAATCGATTGACGCTATGATTAACGATGTGACATACAAGTGTGCGCCGTGGATGGCACAACAAGTAACAGATTTTCAGAATGTCGTGGCAGGCTTTGATGATGTTACGATTGAAGTATGTGGCGATGGGCTTTTGCACCAAATGGCAAAAGCAATGAGTAATTAACTTAAAGGACAATCATGGCATTTCCATCAAGAATTCAAGGTTCAGGCAACTCGCCACTATCTGCTACAAATATTTGTGGCGATGGCGCTGTCGGTTTAGTTGCTTTAGGTTCTACAGCAACGGATGCGCTACAACTTTCAGCCGTTAATAACACGCTTACAACTTCAGCAGCATCAACTGGCGTTAAATTGCCACCGACTGAAGTGGGCGCACAAGTAATTGTTCGTAATGATTCCGGTCAAACGATTACAATTTATCCGTACACAACAGCCAGTACAATTAACGCAGCTGCCGCAAGCGTAACCGTTGCAACAGCAAAAACAATTTTGTTAGCAGCAACTTCAGCAACTACATGGGTTTCAATCACAGGGGCATAAATTGGCTTTAGACAGCGATATTTCAAACGCAGATTCTCACCTACACGTCGAGTTCTATGTTTACGATAAAGAGCCGTACAAAGAAAAGCCGTTTGTTAGAATCATAGTGCCAGGCGACAAAACGACAATTATTGACCAACCCGTTCGAGACGATCATAAGCAACGTTTTCCCCGTCAATGGTTGCATTTTCAGATGCAAAACAATAACGCCGAAGTTATTGGTGTGCCTTTGAGCCAATGGGTAAAAGACGATCCTGAAAACTTTAACGATATGCAGATGGCAGAATTGCAAATCTTTAAGTTTCAGACCGTTGAGCAAGTTGCTACAGCGTCCGACAGCCAGTTACAAAGAATTGGCATGGGTGCGGTGGGTTTGCGAGAGCAGGCTAGGCGTTATTTACAAGTTAAGAACCAATCTTCTAGTCAGACCGAACTTGAGAAAACTCGCAAAGAAGTTGAAGAACTGAAAGCGCAGATGGCTCAGTTGCTTGAGAAGAAGGTTGGGAGGCCACGAAAAGAGGAATAAATGTCCACTACCACCATGCTACAGCTGGTCACCCAAGTCACAAACGAGTTGGGAGTTTCAACGCCGATTAGCGTGGCGGGTAATACAAATCAAGATGTAGTGCAAATCTTGGCGTTAATGAATGCATCCGGTTATGAATTCTTGCGAAAGCATGACTGGAGGCAATTAACCAAGCAATACACGTTTACAACCAGTTACACACAAACAACTGGAAACGTCACTTTAAACACTTACACGATTACTGGCATCCCATCGACTACGGGACTTGATACAACTTATCAAGTAGTTGGTAACGGAATATCAAATGCTTGCTACATTGAATCGGTTGATTCATCCACGCAAGTAACCGTAAATCTACCCTCTACAGGGTCATATACAGGCGCTACGATCACTTTTGAAAAAGTGAAGTACGCTCTACCCTCGGATTATGATTCGACTGTTCCACGGACGCATTGGGACAAATCAAAACATTGGGAAATGCTTGGGCCAGAGAGTCCACAGCAATGGGAATGGTTACTTTCGGGCTTTATCTCAACAGGCCCACGGATCAGATACCGATTGCTTGGCAAATACTTTCAGATATGGCCTGGCGTTTCTACCAACGAGCTTTTAGGTTATGAGTACCGCTCGGTCAGTTGGGCAGAAGCGGCAGACGGTACGCCCAAGACTTCATTCACCGTTGACACAGATACCTGTATTTATCCTGATCGGCTCATGGTGTTGGCAACAAAGCTAAAGTATTTCGAGGCAAAGGGCTTTGATACGACAGCAATGTATCGTAATTACATTGAAGAATTCCAAGTCGTTCAAGCGCAGGATATGTCGGCGGCTAATTTATCGTTTGCACCACGCCCAGGCACAGTCTTAATTGGCTACGATAACATCCCCGATACTGGCTACGGAACAAACTAATGGCAAGCCGATTGATCCAAGGTACAGCGGCAAACGTCCAGTCACTTCCTGCTCCTATTGGTGGTTGGAACGTGCGGGATTCCATTGCAAACATGGATACGCTTGATGCTGTTCAATTAACCAATTTGTTTCCCACGGTCAATAATGTAGTGTTGCGTGGAGGATACACAAAGTATTCCACCGGCATCACAGGTCAAGTTCATACTTTGATGGGTTATTCAAGTGGTGCAACAGATAAATTATTTGCAATTGCAAACACCTCAATTTATGACTGCACAACTGGCGGTGTTGTTGGTGCAGTTGTAAAGACGGGTTTAAGCAACGCAAAATGGGAATATACCAACGTCACAACGCCTGCCGGTGGTTATTTGTATGCGGTCAATGGAATTGATGCACCGTTACTGTATAACGGTTCAACGTGGACAAATCCGAGCATTACTGGCGTAACCGCATCAACTTTAAGCAATATCACCACGTTTAAAAACCAAGTTTGGTTTACGCAAGCATCGACTTTAAGGGCATATTATTTGCCAACTTTGAGCATTGCGGGGGCGGCTAACTATATTGATATGAGTGCGGTTGCCCAGCTCGGCGGTTATTTGATTGCAGCGGGAACATGGACAATTGATGCCGGTTATGGCGTAGACGATAATTTAGTGTTTATAACGTCCAATGGCGAGGTTATTGTTTATTCGGGTACTGATCCCTCAGATGCAACAAAATGGGCGTTAGTGGGCGTTTGGCGCATTGGTAAGCCTGTTGGCAAACGATGTTTGATGAAGTATGGCGGGGATATGATTATCCTCACTTATAACGGTCTTTACCCACTTGCTGCTAGTTTGCAATCATCAAGACTTGACCCACGCATTGCGTTATCGGACAAGATTCAAGGTGCGTTTTCTGCTGCAACTCAGTCTTACGGCGAGAATTTTGGTTGGGATATTAGTTTTGATCCTAAACACAACGCTTTGACCGTTAATGTGCCGGTTATGGAAGGTCAACAGCAACAATATGTGATGAATAACATCACTAAAGCATGGTGCAATTTCACAGGACAAGCGGCTAATTGTTGGACAATCTTTGAAAATGAGCCTTATTGGGGTGGAAATGGATTTGTTGCCCACGCATGGGATGACAATTACGCCAACGATACGAGCGATATAAACGGTTATGCGTTGCAAGCATTTAACTACTTTAATGCCCGTGGGGTAAAAAAGTATTTCACTAGAGCAAGACCGTCAATTTTCACAAACGGTACACCGTCAATATTTATTGGGTTAAACATTGATTTTGATTTGGCAGATACAACTGCGGCGCTAAGTTTTAGCCCACAAGTATCTGCTAAATGGGATGTTGCGCTGTGGGATGTTGGTTATTGGTCTACAGATACGGTTATCACAAACAACTGGCAAGGCGTGACTGGCATTGGTTATTGCGCTGCAATACAATTTAAAACGGCCTCTCAAGGAACGACAATTCTATGGGCATCGACGGACATTGTTTATCAACAAGGTTGGGCTGGCATATAGTTGCTGGTGATGCAGTTGGTCATTGGGTTGCAGATCGATATGATGGCAAGTATTTTGCAGCAAACTCAAGCGCAATTGGGCTAGAGCGTGACGGGGTGATTATTGCAGGGGTGGTTTATGAGAACTGGAATAAAGCCTCAATCATGTGCCACATTGCAATTGAAGGGAGAATGACGAAAGGGTATTTAAAAGCAATATTTGACTACCCTTTTAATGTTTGCAAAGTAAAAAAGATTATTGTGTCGGTGGTTAGCAGTAACACAAAAAGCCTAAAATTAGTTACCAATATGGGTTTTAGCGAAGAAGCAAGGTTGAAAGACGCAGCATTGAATGGCGATATTATATTTTTGACATTGGCACGAGAAAAGTGCAGATTCATAGGGGCAAGAAATGGCTAAATCAGCATCAGCACCACCAACACCAGATTACGTTGGCGCAGCCAAACAACAAGGTATTGACAACCTAGCTGCGGCAAAACAACAAAATATCATGTCAAACCCGAACATGATTACGCCATTTGGTAATCAGACGGTGACATATTCGTCCCCAACTTTGGATCAAAATGCTTATAACGCTGCGTTAGCAAAATACAACGCTGCGCCAAGTGTTGATCGAAGTGCTTACACAAGCACAAGCGGCGGCGGTGGTGATGCGGGAGGCGGTGGGACAACCTTTGACCAAGCAGGTTACGACGCAGCTGTGAAAGCTCGGGGTGCTGCTCCAGATCAATCAGCATTTATGATTGGCGGTGGACAACCAACAGTTACGCAAACCCTAAACCCGCAAGCGCAGCAAACCCTTGATGCTCAAATGCGTGTGCAAACGGCCTTGGCTAATCTTGGTCAAACAGGGGCAAATAACGCTCAAAACGTATTAAATCAACCATTTAATCCAAATTTAGCGCCGATTCAAAATACGGTTGCACCATCGGGCAATATTCAATCAACTATTGCGGGATATAACCCTGTACAAGTTTCTAATGTGCAAACTGGATTGGGCGCAGGCGATTATGGTTTAGCCGGTGCTAATACTCAAGCGAATACTTATGGGTTGGCGCAAGGGTCTGTGCCTTTGCAAACATCATTAGATACAAGCAATTTAACGCAAATGCCTACAAACGCAGGCATGAGCGCACAACAAGCTATTTTGTCACGGCTTGATCCGACTATTCAAGCGGGTGATACATCGTTTAAACAAGCGTTAGCAAATCAGGGCTTAGCGCCTGGCACAGCCGCATACGATGCTGCGTTTAGAGACCGTGAAATGAGCAAAAATGATTTGTACAACCAAGCTGCATTGCAAGGTATTAATGTTGATATGGCGGCTCGGCAACAAGGGTTAAATGAATTAAATACAACTGGCACATTTGGCAATCAGGCTTTATTAGCGGGGGCAGGTTTATACAATCAAGCCGTTGGTCAAAACTTTGGTCAAGGCGTAACAGCCGATCAATTGTATAACTCGGCTGTTGGTCAAAACTTTGGTCAAGCATCGGCAGCACAACAAGCTAATAACGCAGCTCAAGCACAGCAATATGGTCAAAACGTAGGTGCTGGTCAATTTACAAATGCAGCACAACAACAATTATATGGTCAGAACTTAAACAACGCACAATTTAATAACCAAGCCGTACAACAATCTTTAGCGCAACAATCGGCATTACGGGCGCAACCATTGAACGAGATCCTTGGGCTGATGGGCGGTTCACAGATTCAATTGCCACAATTTCAAGGTTATCAAGGCGCACAAGTTGCACCAGCACCGACATTTGCAGGCGCACAAGCGCAAGGTCAAAACGCCATGCAACAGTACGGGATTCAGCAAGCAGGTAACAATGCGGGGATTCAAGGCGTTACTAGTTTGGCTGGCATGGCGGCAATGGCTTATTAATGCTTGGATTAGCGTTCTCAGGTGGGAAAGATT